ATCTGACTTTGCTCGACTACAAGCTGATGCTATTGCATCACCAGATGTCCGTGACTTTGGCTTACAAGCACCTACAACTCGTACAGGTATCACACAACAAGTTGAAGGTCTTACCCAAGCTGCTGCTGCACCTCGTCTAACTGTCCAACAGCAGATTGCTGCACTAGATGAAGATCTTACTGAAGTAACCAAAGTTAAAGTCTTGCTTGATGATGAATATGCAAAAGCCAACAAGGCTTACACAGATAATCTCAAGATGGTTGAAGATCGTATCGTTCAACAAAAGGCTTTGCTTGAGCAGATAACTCAGACTAAGGGTGCAGAAAGACTTGCCCTTGAGGCAGAGTTTGGTTTGCTTAATATTGGCGAGAAGTCAATCATTAATTATCAGCAAGCAGCAAAGGCATTCTTTGGCCCATTAGGTCAGAATGTTGCTAAGATGGTTGCAGTTCATTATGGGCCAGATGATTACTATGATGTATGGAGAGCCTTCAATGGCGATCTATCAGTAGACACAGCCAAGCGATTAGCTGCTGCCACATCTGAGAAAGAAGTAATCCAGATACTTGCTCGTGAAGCAAACTGGAACTAGACTTGGACTTGCTTCTACATCTCGTGCATTAGAGTTTAAGTCCGGAATCTTTGCACCTAATTCTCTTAAGTTGCATCATGCAGCATTTGAGAAGTTCTTCCTTGATGCTTCTGCCAAAGGCTATAAAGCAATCAAAGAAAGTCCACTTGGTAGATTCTCACCTACAAAGAGCTTGATTCATCTTGATGATGTTGATGAACTTGTCAAGCAGATGAACGACACATTGCCATTCCTCAAGGCATCTCCAAAGTTACAACAGGATTCTGTAAAAGCCATGATGGCTGCTACAACATCTACAGAACGATTTAATATTTTTATTGACACAATTAAAACATTGGTCAAAGAGAAGGCACCTAACTTAACTGAAGAACAGGTCAAACTTCTTGATGATGCAGCAAGGGTATTCAAGAAGGAACAAGATGCTAACAGAAGGTTTTTGGCTCAGGTTGATGGCAACACAGCATCGGGAGCAGAACACATTATCGATGGGCAAAAGCTTAAGCTCTCATCTCTTGACCCCTTACTCGATTCTCAGCTTTCAAACTTTGTTAAGTGGCCTGATATCGACTCCTTTAGGCAACTTACCGGAAAAACAAGATTCCTCTCAAGGAACGCATCGGCACAGCAGTTCCGATCAGTAAGCACAGATCTATTAGATTCTTTCTTTAAGCAGACAGTTCTTGTCTATCGTGTTTCTTATGTAATTAGAAACATTGGTGATATGCAGGTTCGTTCATATCTTGGTGGATCATCTACCCTGTTTAATCATCCATTGCAATTCATTGGAATGATGCTTGGTAATCCAGCAGGAAGTAGATCTAAGAAGTTCTTAAGTCAGTTCTCTAGATTCGATACGAATGTTTTCGGCACTCGCTTTGATGAACTTGTTAAAGATGTAGATGTATCTAGTTTCAAGGGTGCTTTACTTTCTGATGCAGACCAGTTTGCTGCAATGATGACTCGTGGTATTGGTATGGGTGTTGGTCAAGGAACTATGTCCTTGTCTCAGGCACTTCGTACTGGTATGAGATTTATTGACTCTACTGAAAAGGGATTCAATCGTGCATGGGCTGGAGCAATTCTTCAGTATCGTGAATCATCCCTTGCTCGTTTAGCAGCAGGTGGATTAACTGGATATCTTCGTCAACCGGGTGGAAAACCAAAGTATTGGTTCTCAGAAGCACCAGAGTTTATTGCTAAGAAGCAAGCACAAGGTTTTGATCTCTCTCGTGACTATGACAAGATAATTGTTGACTTCATGTTTGAGACTAAGCAAGGTCGTTTACTTCGTGAGCAGATTGCTAAGGTCGATGAGACTAATCGTGCATTGATGTTAAGTGCCGATGAATCTATAGCCAAGCAAGCAATGGCTGCATACTTTAGTACTGTATCTAAAGGTATTGATAATCTTTCAGCAGGTCGAGCTGAGATTCGTGACTTTATTGCAGGTAAGCAACTTCGTGATGTTGCAGGAGATGTTCAGAAGTTTGATCCAAAGGGAACTACATCTAAGGATGTATGGCTTGGTAGAGTTCTTAAGGACTACCGCCAGACCACAGATGTATCCTCTGCCATCGGTCAATTAAAGCTTCCTGCTGATGATATTCGTGCAGTTGCTTCTCTTCGTGGTCAATGGGATAGAGGTGCAAACCTATTCTTCCGTTTATCTGCACAACTAGAAAAGCGTGGTGCTTTAGGCCCAGAGTTCCAACAGCAATATTGGAATGGCGTTGCAGATAACTTTAACCTTCTTAGTAAAGCAGATGCAGAAGATATTCTGTTGGTCGCAGAAAAAGAATTAAGAAACATTAAAGTCTTTGGTGTTAAAGCCGGAACTACTAACCCAGCGTTGGTTCGTATGCGTGAGGCAATCAAGACCCTTGATGATCGTGGTTTAGCTAAAGCTGATATAGATGCAGTAGGACAGCGTTATGCTGCTGATCAAGTTCGTAAACTTTATTATGATGCTACTCGTCAAAAACAGTATGCAGCTCAGTTCCGTTTAGTAGCACCGTTCATTCAAGCATGGGCTAACACACTTGGCGTATGGGGTAAGTTAATTACCAAAGATGTAGGTAATACATTCCGTCTACAAGGTAAGGCTCGTACTTACAAAGGTGCCAATGCTTTTGAGTATCTAACCACTCCAGAAACTGGCGTTCTTTATGAATGGATGGGTGAGAACTGGAACGACCCATCACAAGGATTTATCTATAAGGATCCTACATATGGAGATCCAAGATTAGTTATGCCACTTGCTGGCAACATTCTTGGTGCAATGCTTGGAACAGTTACAGGTGAAAAGGTGCCGGGAATGCCGGTGTCACTTTCTATCCCATCTCTTAACCTTGCATTCTCTAATGAGTTACTGCCGGGTGTAGGCCCTGCTATTCAGCTTTCCTTGGGTAGATACATCAAGAACCAGAATGGTTGGATCGCAGATCAACTGCGAGATATCATTTACCCATTTGGAGCCCCTGAAGGCAAAATGGGAGTAGTTGAGACCTTTACCCCAGCATGGGCTTCTCGTATCCTCTACGGCCTTGGTATGGACTCCTATGAGGCAAAGAATGTCTCTACCCTACGACCATTGATGGCATACCTTGCCTCTACTGGTGAGTATGGAGATTTCCCATTAGATGGTCAGGCTCAGGCTGCATTACTTGAGGATGCTGGTCGAGTTAATCGAGTCCTAGCCCTATGGCGTGGTATTACCCAGAACCTTTCTCCGGGAGCTATTGCTCCACAGATTCTTGCTAAAGACAAGACCGGTGAGTTCCATGTGCAAGCATTGATGTTCAATGACTTCGTACAGATTAGAGCAAACAACCCAGATTCATATGAGTTAGCGGTTGCTAAGTGGGCAGAGAAGTATGGCTATAACTCACTCTTTGCCTTGGTATCAGGAACTCGTGGTGGTATTACACCTACTGATGATGCATGGAAGTTCTATACATCTAATCGTGATGATGCCAATCAGTTCCCTAATGCGTTTGCTTTATTCTTTCCCGGTGGACAATACTCACAAGAGTTTGCTAAATGGCAGGAACAGCGTGGACAACGCTTCCGTTTATCACCTGCTGAAATGCAGTTAGAAGCAGCCCGATATGTTTATACAGCTCGTAAAGCTAAACTGCAACAGGATATGACAACTGCTGTTGGACAAGGTGCAGATCCAAAAATGGCTAATCAGGTTTATCTAACCTTAAAGTCAGCCCTTGATGATGAGTTTGGTGGACAGCCAGACTTCCGAGCTGCTGGTGTTCCTCGTGAGACACTTGTCAAGGAAGTAACAGCAGCATTGGATAATCCAAAGTTTGCAGAGACTGAGACAGGTAAAGGTTTGGCTAAGTTCTTGTTATATCGTGATGCAGCATTACAGTCTGCTGCCGCAGGAGGATTTAAGAGTCTTACTGCAAAATCAGTAGCCAATGTGGCTGATTGGTTGAACCAATCTGCTTATCAGATCATCGCAGAACACCCAGAGTTTTCCGTAATGTACTGGCGTGTATTTGCTACCGAGACAGGAAATAATTAATGGCACTTGATACAGATAAAGATGGCATTCCGGATTCAATAGATCCGCAGCCAAACATACCTGATACCAAAGCACCTGTAATTCAGGCACCTGCTGCCGGCAATCCATATGCTTCATCTTCTGCATTTCCTGCAAAGGGAACAAATGTTTTTAGACCCGGTGTTACTTACACCGATCCAGCTACTGGTAAGAAGGTTGATGTAACAGGCAAGATCTATAAAGCTCTTTATACAGCAACTAACGAAGAAGCAATGTTTATCAAGAATAGTGATCTTGCTACTTTGCAAGATCAGAACCAAATTAAATCTCTTTTGGTTGCAGGTGGTTTTCTAGATAAGTCTGCTTTCCAAACAGCATATTGGGGCCAGAAAGATACTGAAGCATTTCGTGAATTACTTGCAGAGGCTAACTCTGCTGGCGGTCTTACTTATCAAGAGATGATTGGCAAGATTGCATCGGGTGAATTAAAGCGAGGTGCAACTGGCCCAACCAAGAGTATTGCCTATAATATTTCTGATCCTGCTTCAGCTCGTGGTATTGCTCAAAATGGTTTACGAGCAATTCTTGGTCGTGATCCTTCATCTAAAGAAACTAAGATGTTAGTTGAGGCATTAAATATTGCTGAGAAAGCAAGCCCATCTGTTACTACACAAACCATGACAGCACCGGGTGTTTATACCTCTACCACTACAGGTGGTCTTGGTGCAACAGGTACACAGCAAGTTATTGAAGAAACAATTATGGGAACACCTTCCTTAGAAGCCGAGGCTGTAGATAAGAGACTCAATGGATATGGCGACATTATTGGTAGATTGGCAGGTGAGTTCTAATGGCAGAAAAAATTGATATTAAACAAATTGTTGAAGATGCTAAGAAGAAATCAGCCGAAGCTAAAGCAGCTCGAGAAGCAGCCGCAAAAGCGGCAGCCAAAAAGAAAGCCGATGACCAATATGAATCTGCTGTAAAAGCAGCATTACTTCAACGCAATACTCGTATCGAGGGATATCAGCGTTCTCTTGATAACATGTTATTTCAAATTAATCGCCTTGCTAAACTTGTTGCTGATGGTCTTGCTAGTGCTGGAGATCAAAAAGAACTTAAAAGACTTGCTGGTCAATACAACTCTTTGATTGATACTCAGACTTCTGTGGTTAATGAAACCAAAGCTCTTACCAATGGAAGTGGTAAACTTGATCTTAAAACAGGTAAAGTAACTGTTACTGAAACTTCTGCATCAACATCACAACCAAATAATGTTCCTTTTGGTAGTAGACCATTTGAAACCCCAATGAGTATATCGGGTCAAGTCTTAACTCCAGATGTTAAAATTGCAGATGCAGAGCAATCTGTAGTTACTGATAACCAAGGTAATAAAGTTGTTGATAATAAGGGTGGCAATAAAGATACTTATGCAGGTAGTGGAACTAAAAATAAGCCACTTACTAAAAATGGTAGCCCATTTACTGGAACCTATAATGGTAAAAAATACAACAATGGAATCCTTGCTACAGCTACTGCCGAAGAAGGCACAGGCTTAACAACAGCACAAGAGTCAACCCTTGGAACCTATGGATCAAAGTATCTACTTGAGTACTTCAAGGCTAACTATCCTACGATCTATAACGATCTGATTAAGTTTGCTAAAGCTAATGAACTACCCGGAAATGTTGAAGGGTATCTTCGTAATACTGCTTGGTATAAAGATGTTAACCAGAGAGTTAATGCAACAGTAGGTGGCTACGCTTTATCTAATGGTATTACCTTAACCAAAGAAGAAGAGACTTCTTTCAGAGATAAGCTTCTTGCCAAGGTAGTAGACAAGGATGAAGTCCAGTATCAGATTCGCCTTAAGTCTATTGAGAAGTATCAGTTAGAAACTGTTAAGCCAGACATTGCTCGTGCAATGAAAGCAGGTCTTGACTTCGATAGAGCTGCTGCTGACTATATCCAGACTTATACCAAAAACTTTAATATGGCTGCTTCACAGTTCTCTGTGAATGATCCTTTATTCCAGCAACTATTAACTAAGTCTACAAACCTTGCAGACTTTGAAAAGGGTATCCGCAAGACAGATAAGTATCTGTCTCAGCCACAGGTTCAACAACAGATCAATTCAAATAAGTTGATGGTGCAGACTAAGTATCGTCAGTATGGTCTATCTATTACTGATGAAGCAGCAACTAATCTTGCCAAGAATGTTTTCCTTGGAGATTCCAGTAATGAGCAGATTGATGAGAATCTTCGTCAACAGGCTGTTGCAGCTTTCCCTGCTTTCCGTGATCGAATCCTTAATGGAGAATCTCCGTTGGCTATTGCCAGCCCATACATCCAAGCAATGGTTCGTATTCTGGAAATCCCGGAGGGTGGTATAGATCTTGAAGATCCTACAATCCGCAAGGCTATGCAGGGTAAGGCGATTACAGATGCTAAAGGTACTGCAACCTCTTATGAGACAGTTCCTTTATGGATGTTTGAACAAAGCGGCAGAAAAAGTAAAAGTTAAAAGTGGTCAAACGCTTTCTAGTATAGCTAAAGCAAATAATACTACGGTCTCTGCTTTGCTTGATGCCAACCCTAAACTAACCACAGAAGCTAAATATAATGATGGTAGAACCTTATTCTCGGGAACAACAATTAAAATTCCAGATGCACCAAAATCAAAAATAGTTTCTGATTCAGCAGGTACTACCCCAGCAAGTACAGCAGGTAATATTCCAACAGGAAGTCCATTTACTACCCCAGCACCAGAAGGTGGGCAATTTACTGGCCCAATACCAGTCGGTGCAACTAGAACAGAAACTGGTTATACAACAGCAGATGGCGAAACAGTAACGCCAACTGCACCATATACATATGATCCAGTATCTGGAACATTTAAGTCAAACTTTCCTGAAGATAAACCCGGTAAAAAAGAAGTATCTCGTGTTAAAAATCCTGATGGCACATTCACAGTTACCTATGATGATGGAACTACTGAGATTGTTGGTACTCCAACAGGTAAAACTGTTACAAGAACCGAGATTCTTGGATCTGGTGCCAATCGTGTAATTCGTACTTATTACAGCGATGGAACATATACAGATACTCCAGCACCGGATACTTCACAACAAGGAATGACCCCAGAAGATGTGCAGAAGGCTATCGATGCAGCCCTTGCAAAATCAATGGCTAGTTTCCAAGCACAACTTACTGCCCAACAGAAAGCTGCTGAACAAGCAAAACTTGAGCAGTTAGCTAAAGAACGCAAGTCTGCATATGACATTATCACAGAACGATTCACTCAGATGGGTGTTCCAGAGTTCGGTAAAGTAATCTCTGATATTTTTAAGGGAGAAGGCGTAGACCGAAGTGGTAAGAAGTTTGATGAGATACCTACAACCACAGAAGGTTTCTATCTACAACTGATCCAAACAGCACCTTACTATGAAAGATTCGGTAAGGTTAATGAAGCTCGTATTAAGGCTGGATATCGTTCATTAGATGAAAAGACTATTGTTGGTATGGAAGATGAATACCAAAAGGTTCTTACTTCCTATAATGCACCAAAAGGTTTCTACGATCAAACAAGTGATTTCCAAACATTCCTACAAAACAACTATACAAATGTTGATGTAGCAAATGTATTCCAAGCATATAGAGATTTCGTGCAATCAACTAATCCAGCAATCCGTGATCAACTTAAGAGTCTTTATGGGATTACTGATGATATGACTACTGCCTACATGATTGATCCAGCAAGAGGTCAATCAATTCTTGAGGGTATTGCAGGTAAGAACCTTAATACAGCAGCAGCCCTTCTTGAGGGCTTAACCAAAGAGCAAGCAGATATTGCACAGCAATACGGTGCAGGATCACTTGCCTATGGAACTCAGAGACAGAAGTTCTCACAGGTTGCTAAAAACATTCAGCAGTATGGAGATCTTGCTTCAATCTATGGCGAAAACTTTGGAGCCAAAGAAGCTATCGCTGCCGAGTTCGGTGGAGATGTCGGAGCCACAGAAACCATGGGTAGATTAAGAGCTACAAACCTTGCACAATTCTCTGGAACAACCGGAGTTGGGCAGAGAGCATTAAGAACAAGAACCGTTTAATCGGTCGGGTGACTGGCAGTCATTCAGGTTCAAGACCTGAACACCCACTCCATCTCTAGATATACCGGAGCTTGAGATGAGTATTAACCCGGCAGTTGGAGCCAAGTAGATTCCCCGATCTATTTGAGGCCAGCGACAAACATAGAAAAAGGGAGTAGGACAAATGTCCAATTACGAAGATGATGAGGAAGATTTCGAATTAGATTCGAATGATGCATTTTCTCAACTACGCAAAGCTAATAAGCAAAAAGAAAAGCAACTGAAAGAAATTCAGGTAGAGCTTTCCGAACTGCGTAAAGAAAAACGAGATAGAACCATCAAAGAAACCCTCACCTCTCGTGGTGTGAATCCGAAAATAGCGGCATTCATTCCACAGGACATCGACCTCACGGAGGAATCGTTGTCGACTTGGCTTTCTGAATACGGAGATGTTTTCGGAATCGAAAGTCAATCAACCAACCAAGCAAGCTCTAACTTGCCAGAAGGTTTCAAAGAAAATTACATGAAGGCTCAATCAACTATGGATGCCGGCATGACAGCCGACAGAGAAAAGTTGATTCAATCTCAAATGGATGAAGCTGCTGCCAAAGGCCCAGAAGCCTTAAAGCAGCTCTTTGCAGATCTTGGTAAGCAGGGCTATTAACCAAGAAATAAGGAGGTAGTGCCTAATGGCAACTACACAAATCTCTGGTCTTGGCAACCTCGTAGTCAATGCATATGACACATATGTTCGTGCTGCACTCCGCTCACTTCCTGTTATGCGTTCTGTTGCAGACCTACGACCAGTTTCAATGACCAACCCGGGTACATCTCTCAAGTTTGCAGTTTATGCTAACTTGACTGCTGCTACCACAGCTCTAACCGAAACATCCGATATTACACCGGTTGCTTTGGCAAACCCATCTCAAGTAAGCGTAACTGTTACCGAATACGGTAATGCAGTTGAGCAAACTGAGAAGGTAAACTTCGCTGCATTCTCCGACATTGATACAATGATTGGTGATGCTATTGCATTCAACGCTGCCGATACTCTCGACAAGCTTGTTGCAACCGTTCTCGTTGGTGGAACTGCTGTTAAGTACGGTGGAACTCGTACCTCAACAGCAACCCTTACAGCATCTGATGTTCTTTCAACAACAATGCTTCGTAAGGCTCAGACCACACTTCTAGAGGCTTCAGCACAACCTCGTGTTGGAGATCTCTACACTCTGTTTATTCACCCACGCCAAGCTTTCGACCTTCGTGCCGAAACTGGATCAGGTGGATTCGTTGACATTCACAAGTACACAACTGAGAATGTTGGCAACCTATTGACTGGCACCATCGGTGTTCTTGAAGGATTCCAAGTTGTTCAGACAACTCGTGTACCTTCAGGTGCAGACGGTGCATCATCTGCAACTGTCTACAAGGCTGTTGCAGTTGGTAAGGAAGCTCTTCTTGAGGCTAATGTCTATGATGTACAAACCGTCATTGCACCTCAGATCGACATCCTTCGCCGTAAGTCAGCACTCGGCTGGAAGTACTT